ATGAAAAGAGCAGCTATATATTTAAGAGTATCAACTTCTGATCAGAATTATGATAGACAAAAAATTGAATTGGAACAATTGGCTACTGCTTTAGGATATAAAGTCGTGTGTACATTTGAGGAAAAGAAATCTGCTGTCTTAAAGATGGACACCAGAGAACAGTTAACGAATATGAGAAAACTAACTAAAGAAGATGTTGATAGAATCTTTATTTGGGACATTACTAGATTATCTAGAAGAGCTATCGATTTTATCAGTCTTATTAATGAATTTGCAGATAAGGGGATTTGCTTACATTTTAAGGATAAAAATATAATTACTCTAGATGAAGATGGATCTTTAAATGCTTTAACTGGAATGTACTTGTATCTATTAGGCGTTTTTGCCCAAATGGATGCTGAAAATTTGAAAGCTAAAATGAAGTCAGGGAAAGAAGCTGCATTGTTAAAGGGTAATTCCTATACTAATATTGCTCCATTTGGTTATGAACTAAAAAATAAACATCTTTATATAAATGAGGATGAAGCTAAATATGTAAAAAGAGCCTTTGAACTTTATAGGGATGGAAAAGATACGCAGTATATAGCAGATATGTTTAATGCAAATGCTATTCCTTTAAAAAGTGGTAGGAGAGATATTATTTGGGTAAAAGGAACTATTAGTCAAATATTAAATAATACTGTATATTATGGAAAAGGAAAAAGAACCACAACAATACAAAAAGCTACGTCTAATATTCCTGCAGAAGTAACTATTAGATATTTTGATACACCTGCTATTATTAGTAAGGAACTATTTGATGAATGTAGAAGAATTGCTGCTGTTAATATCTGCAAACAGGATAAAAGTAGGAATATTATTTGTTTGCTTAGAGGTCTGTTAAAATGTGGTAGATGTGGTAGGTTTTATGTACTGGGTAATAATAATAAACAAAGAGAATATAGAGATGGGGATTTAAGAGCAAATGTTAATAATAGAATAGGTTGCAAAAATGGATCTATAAAAGCAGTTATTGCTGATTACTTGGTTTGGAAGGCTATACAAGATATTTATAAGTACAATAAGTTTAAAGAAAAATGTATAGAGGAAAAAGAACGTTATAGATCAGAATTTGCTGATAATGAAAAGGCTATAATGAATATTGAAAAAGAATTAAGTCAGATTGATAATCAATCTAATAATTTGGTTAAATTGGCTATTAAGGAATTATTATCAGAAGATGAGTTTGCTAAACAAAAGTTAGAACTAGATGCAGAGAAAAATAGAAAAATTAGTATGCTGGAGGAAATAAAGACTTCTAATCTAATTTTGCAAAGGAAAATAGATTCTGAATTTGATTATGATTTGCTTGATAGTGATAACGAATTATCAAAAGGAGAAATGAAGCAAATATTTAATGAATTAATAGATGATGTACTAATATATAAATATGATATGTATAAAAAGGTGTTGCAGGTTAATTTAAAAATGGATATAACATATAATATTATAATTAATACGCAGCATTCAATCAGTTCTTATTGTATTATTAATAATACTACTGCAACTTATAATGATCCATATAAAAGTAATTTGCTGCTTAATGATAAAGATGTAAATATTTCGATACCAGATTTTTCCGTTACAAGTAATAATAATGATACATTTGATGATGAGGTATTTGGAGATTATACTTTCGATGAATTTTGGGATATTTGTTATAAATATAATCTAATAAAGCCAATACCTGAATTAAGGGATTCTAATAGTTAGAGGCAGTGTTCATAATTTTGTGTAAATGGGAGGCTGTAATTTAAACTGTGTCAGCAAAGAGTAAAATAAAATATTAACTTTGCTAACACAGTTTTTTATGAAAGAAGAATTGATATTGTGTTTGTCTATATAAAAAATTACACATAAGGAAGTTTTAATAATCGTTCATTATATTCTGGAAATATAATTGCACGCTCTGGAGATAGGTGCAAATAGTGAACTAAAATATTTGTTTTTAAAGTAATATTTGATTGTGGTAACATATTCAAAACTAACAAAAAAGAAGCAAGTGTACTTTCTCCATATTCATAAATTACAATACCGTTACAAAATCCTTTTACATCTTTTTTTATAAAAAAATATCCATCTTTTTTCATATTTAAAATAGCGTATTTTTTGTTTATAATAATTAAATCAAATTGATGACATATAGGGATATTATTTTTAGCATAATAAGACGTTATTTTATCAATCAATAATTCAATTTTAGAATAAGTTTTATTAGAAAATATAATTCCAGGAATTGTTTTAGAGTATTCTTTAAATCCATTAGATAACTTCCCTTCTAAATCTATTAATACAGACTCTGCACGTTTTAGTCTTTTTACAGATTCTATTTGCTTTAAAGCCCTTTCTATTTCATCTCCTTGTAGATTAGGTTTTAATTCAATTGCAGCATCTACACCATCTGCAAAAATGATGGAATACTTACTTTCATTCGTAGTTGTATATGGGTGACAAGGATTTAATATTATACAATCAATTGAATCACTACTATTTCCATAACTATCTCTTATATTTCCTTTTGCAATTCGATAAGGAAAAGGATAATACTTTTTTAGAAATACAGCCAATGCTGCTTCTCTCCTATCTGATACTTCCTGTGGAGTACCTTCTCCCTCTATAGAAGCTTGTTCAAAAAGATTATTAATATTCTTAGCTTCAAACTTTAGCAATTCTATCAAATTATTCATATTACTTCTTTTTGACAAATATATAAAAAAACCTAACAGAATCAACTGTTAGGCTTCTTTTTTAATATTTCCATACTTTACCATCATTTACTTTGGAGTAGTAAATATGGTTATATAGCGTAACTTTAATAGTATCAGTTTTGTTTACTGTATGAGTGGTATTGTTTCCTTCTATATCCACTTTATACTTATGTTCTATGGTATATTCTGTAACATCTTCGCCATAGTGAGTTTTTTTTAATATCTTATGTGATTGATATTCATAGTTTTCGTGAACTACATCTAATTCACCAACTGTAGGAAGAACTGGGATTCTATCAGGTTCGTAATATTCAATTAATGCGCTTTTGATTTTACCATCTACAGAATTATCAACCTTGCATCCTGTCAAAATAGCTATCATTATTGTAATAAGGATAATTAATTTCTTCATATTTACTTAGTTTAGTCTTGTTCATTTATTATTCACTCTCTCAAATCTGATTGCGTATTTAGTTGGAATATCTAGAAATTGTTTTCATTCATAGCCCTTACTGGGATCTGCTGTAGCTTTAGGTACTCATTTCCTTATTAAAGGGCAATTATTTGTATTGATATTTTTCAGGTCATAGATATACATAATATCTTCACCAAAAAAATTCACATATCAACCTATATTACAGTTACTATCTATCTTTGCTTTTGTTAGATTCATAAATTTATCAAGTTCCATTCAATGACTGGAATACTTAACATAATTAGGATTTCTTGTTTTAATCTCTATTACAGCCTTTTTATTTCCTTGTGTAAGATAACCGTCCACAAAGTCATAGGTATTAGCTGTAGGTTGTCAAATACTTTTTATTTTTAATTGATTTACAAAGTTTTCAAATCAACGCCTTCCAATTATCTCGTGACGTTGAAATTCATTATTTGCCATATTTGTAAGTTTATTTATTAAGTGACATATCATATCTATTTAACTATGCGTATCTAGTGCCATACCATTTAAAAGAGAACAGCCAAATTATTCTGGCTTATTCTCTATATCTTCTTTAGATGGTTGATTCTGAATATCTACCTGAATTTCATTAATTAGGTTTACAACTTCATTATAAGGCTGAATAGCCAAATAATTCAGGATTTGCTGTAGTGTTTTGGTTGATAAGGTTATTGATTCCATAAGAATAAAACATTAAAGTTATTTTTTGAGGATCTTTTTATATGTGGTATATCTCATTTTTCATATTGCAAATATACTAAGTTGTTGGCAGCCAGAAAAATAAAATATTGAGAATCTTAATATACGTTGCTATACTTCATTTTTGTAAATATTCTTTGATCTGGAACAAGTAAAAGAGAATAATAATTACTTAAATATGATTTTACTTCTTACAATTACATATCCAGCAACTTTTTTACCGTCTATCCTCTTACTGGCTGCATCAATTTCAAACCATTTATTCAAGTCTGTAGCTTTAGCCGTTTCTTTCTTTCCAACTAATTCATAAGTCCTTTTAAGCAATTCCTTTGCCTTCTTTGCAGGAATAAATTCGCCTATATGAATATCTTCTTTGATTATCTTGAATATCTTATTATCTAAACTCTTATAGTCATTAGTAACCAGCAATTCATTTTTAATTGCCTTCTGCACATATTTCAGGCGTTTTACAGCCTCATCCCCTAACTTATGATATGCTGGTATCAATAAAGGAAACTGTTTCTCTAATTCTTCTATTTTAGGTGAAACAACTAAACTCTCTTTTAATTGGCTGTACTCTTTATATGCTTCCTCAAATGTAAGTTTCATACCTTTCTTTCCTATTATTTCATTATCTACCAACTCTCAATTAACAGAAGTATGTAATATCCCATTAGAATCATATCCTTTTGTTATTTGTAATCCACTGGAATATATTACTTTATTTACTTGATAGTTATATAACTCCAATTTGGGAAGAATATCATTCACCTTATAAGTATCATTCTTTTTATCGTATGAAATATACATATCATTTACTTTGTCTTTTAACTTATCTCTTAGATGGTCTTTAACAATATCTGGGGCAGTATTGAATATATTTGCAGTTTCTTTGGCTGCTTCCAATTCTTTTTCTGTCCTCTCTTTCATTTCTTCATAACTCAAACTAAGGTTATCCAGTTGAGTATTGAATATATGTACAATTAAGTTTCTAAAAGGATTTGTTTTTGTTCTGATCCTTCCTGCTATCTGGGGAATATCAGTATCTATAGCAGCTAAAGTATGTGGATTGGAAGTAGAACTGACAACAAAGGACATAGCTGTATCACTAAAGTAATCCACACCTTCAAAACCTTTGCAAGTAATGAATGTGAACATCTTATTATCACTGATACTGTTACTTATTTCAAATCCTTCTAATTTACTTCTGTTTGATTCAGTATCAGCACATATAATTCTTACTTCATCATTTGTCAAATCACAATGATCTAAAATAGCCTTTATATCTGTTACTGAATTAATAAAGAAAAATGCTTCATAGCTCTTTTTACCGTTTATCTCTATATATCCATCCCTTTTATAAGCTTTGATATGATTTGCAGCCTTTTGATATGGATGGTTGGTTTTTTCTAATGATACAATTAAAGTATCTGTATAACTCCAGTCTGCAACAATAACAGGTACACCATTTAAACAGGAAGGACTAAATTCAGCCTGTATAGGTGTTGCAGACATAAAACAGAATGATTTATACTGTTTGAAGCTATCCAGTACTCCATCTATTGCAGTATCTCTATAACTATATGCTTTCAACAAGCAGTGATATTCATCTACCAGCAACCTAAAATCAGCAGGATTCAGATATTCAGATAATTTAGCCAGTTTATCATAAGTACAAATGATCTTCTTAACTCCATCTTTATTTAAATACTTCTTTAGCTTACTTTTCAAACTATTGTCAAAGCCACCAAATAAGCCAAATAGATTCTTATTATCTGATTCTCCAGCATCTGATTTGCCAATCTTATTTACTATTAACTCTTTAGTAGGTACTGCTATAACATAGTTTTCACTATTAGTAATGGCAATAGTAGTACCACCACAACCAGTAATAACTTTATTGAATATACAATTATGTGGAAGATCTTCTAAATGTAAATATCCGTCTGTAGAATTAATTTTTAAAGTAGTTTCTTGATTTTTCATTTTATGTATTGATTTTGACGTAAAAAAAAGTTCCATCTATCTGAGTGAGTAAAATCTAATGTTTATAAGCATCTGGAATATCATTAGTGCCATTGGAATAAAATTTTGTCTTCTATGTCTATAGAAAGAATCTGAAAAAAAAATTCCAATCAAAGTAAAATAAAACCAGATTCACATCTGGTCTTATTCTTAATAATGTCACTTACACACGAGTAATTTTATGGCTTAAAGTATATCTCTAGTAGAAGTTACGACAATACATCTTGAACTTGTTAAGTATATACAAAGATACTGCTTTTTTTCGTGACTGTCAAGTAAATTTTAAAGAATGTAAATATTCAACTATATGTATATCTGAAGTTTATGTTTTATATCTAAAGCGCGATTTGAGATACATTTTTAAGATTAAACCATATAAAAGAAGAATGACCTTATTACTCCAAACCAAATTGGAAGGAGTTGGGATAAATTTGGAGAAATAACCGAATTAAATCGGCATATTCTTCTTTAAATGGTTCTGTACTGAAAAATATTTTGAAAATAATTGGAGAAATATTTGTGTATAATCAAATGATTATCTATATTTGCAGTGTTCAATTAAACAACTAACATTTAAAGCAATGACAAAAGAAGAAAGAATTAAATGGAAGAAAAAGCAAATTAGCGACTTCTTAAAGGTAATGAATCTGATAATATCAGATGAAGAAGAAAAAGAAAAGCGGTTAAATGCTTTATTAGATGACTTAAACAAGTTGCTTAAAGAAAAAGACTAACAGAGTTCCCCTTAATAGGGGAACTTAAAAATATATAGATATGAAAACATTAAATGAATATTTAGTAGAATTAAAACCGTTGTTAGGCTCTGACGATCCTAAAGAACGGGCAAGAATGGAAGAAATAGCCTATTTTATTAGGGATAATTTTACAACTCCAAAAGATAAGGAAACTTTAAATGCTTTCTTTGATGCTGGAATTACAGAATTAGAAAATGATGTAAGAGAACTAACATTAAAAGAACAATTGGCAGATGTTTCTGAAATGGTTTCTTTATCTTATATAGCAAAGAAGTATTTCAATAAGTCAAGGGGATGGTTATATCAACGTATAAACGGAAATATGGTAAGAAACAAACCTGCTAAATTTACAGATGCAGAATTATCAACATTGCAATTTGCTTTAAAGGATATAGGAAATAAACTAAACTCCATTGCTTTAAGTAATGTTTAATTGAACACCTGTCTACATTTTGAGTTTAGATGTAGAAAAAGCCTGCTGGTTAATTCTGGCAGGCTTTACTATTATGTACCTTTTGATGGCATTCCTTACATAGCGACATAAGATTATTTGGATCGTATGCTAGGTATATTCTCTTTAAATGGTCATTAGTAGACATAAAACTAGTAATATGATGCACATCTACAGCAGGAACTACTTTGCCTTCTTTTTGGCATAATTCACATAGTGGATGCAGTTGTAGATGCGCTAGCCTTAGTTTTCTCCATTTGGTAGAAGTATATACTTCGTTACGTTCTTCACGCTTAATAGAGGTCTGCTTTATTCTCTCTGGCTTCTTTAGATAAGGCATTTGTTTGTATTCCTTTTAGTTGTTTATTATCCATCTGCAATTGATAACGTAGCATTTTAAGACGGTATTCGATTTGTTTCAATACATTATCTTCTATTCCGTCTGATATTACCTTTAGCAAGGTATTATGAAATATATCTTCATCCGTCTGGCTTAATTGTAGATTAGTGATATTACCTACAAATTTGGATCTTAAACGGTTGTAATTATCTGATATTGATTTGGCTATTGTCGGTTTGACCTCTGGAATCTGGTAATTGTATTTATGTTGGCTATATTCTCTTTTAGATGGTTCTAGGATAGAATTAAATTCTTCTTCTGTCAAATGGAATAGTTTACAAGTATCTTTGATACCATAGTCATATAGATATTGCAGCAATACTTCTTTATTGGGCTTTAATTTCCTCATAGTATTCGTCTAACAGTACTTCATTCTTAATAAAGAAATCTCTTAGTATCATTCTTATTATCTGGGCTTTTGGCGTTGATGTGGCTTTATTCATAATATCTATATTCAATGCAGTTTCACTATCTAGGCGAACTGTAATTCTTTCAGGCATACTTTCTTTCATATAAACTGTGATTTTGAATGTTAATGTATTGGCTTTTAATTGTATACAAAGATACGGATATTTTACGGCAAGAACAAGTAAAATGCTAATAATCAAATTATTGTCTGCCAATATACTGGTTAGTATTTGAAAGTTTGAAAGATAAATGAGCAGACACAGATACTAATGGATATATACACTTAAAATAAGAATTTAATTATGATAGACTACAAAGCACCGTCTGACGTATGTAAAGAAGCAAAGGAATATATGAAAACCGTACTAGCCAGATTGGAAGAATCTGGAGTACTGGAAAATGTAGATGTAGCAGCCTTGGATATGTTAGCCAGAAATTACAGTATGTTTATTAATGCTTCCAAACAAGTAGAGAGAGAAGGGGCAACAATTGAAAACAGACAGGGCAATATTGTAAAACATCCTGCTGTAACCATTGCCAAAGATGCACAGATACAGGCAGTAAAAATTATGCAGGAGTTTGGACTTACTGCCAAATCCAGAACCAAATTGCCTAAACTGGATAAAGAAAAAGAAGAAGATTCACCACTGGAGAAATTTGTAAAGATTGCAAAGGAAGTTAGATAATGAAGCCTTATTACGAATATGCAGATAAGGTTTTAAATGGAAGTATTGTTGTTGGAGAATATATAAAATTAGCCTGTGAAAGATTCCAGAATGATCTTAAAAGGGAAGATCTGGAATTTAGGGAAGATAAGGTAGATCTGGCTATCCAGTTTATTTCTACTCTTAGACACTATACTGGTAAACATTCTGGAAAACCTTTTATTCTGGAAGGCTGGCAGCAGTTCATAGTAGCCAATATAGTAGGCTGGTACTGGAAAGATTCAGGAACTAGACGATATACCAGTAGTTATATTGAAGTATCAAGAAAGCAGGGAAAAACGGCTTTGGCTGCTGCATTATGTCTGTATTATTTAATAGCCGATGGTGAAGATGGTGCAGAAGTATTATTGGCTGCAAACAGCAAGGAACAGGCTAAAATCGCATTCGATATGTGCAGCAAGTTCAGTAAAGGCTTAGATCCAAAAGGAAAGTATCTTACTGCTTACAGGGCAGATATTTTATTCAGTCTCACCAGTTCCAAATTGAAAGTACTGGCTGCTGATGATTCTAAGTTAGATGGTTTTAATGCTAGTTTTGGTTTATTGGACGAATATCACGCAGCAGCCAACAGCAAGGTTAGAGATGTAATTAAATCCAGTATGGGGATGCGCGAGAATCCACATCTTTGTACTATTACTACTGCTGGATTTGACAAGTCTTTACCCTGTTATCAACTTAGAACAGTAGCTATAGAAGTACTGAACCATCTAAAAGAAGATGACAGTATGTTTATAGCCATTTATTGCCTAGATGAAGGTGATAAATGGGATAGCGAAAAGAACTGGTGCAAATGTGCTCCAAACTTAGGAATCACTGTTACAAAGAAATATATCAGGGAGCAAGTTAAACAGGCAAAGAATAACCCTAGTGATGAAGTTGGAGTTAAAACAAAGACATTGAATATCTGGTGTGATTCTGCTACTGTTTGGATTCCAGAGGACTATATAGTAAAGTGCAGTGATAAAGTCGATCTTTCCTTTTTAAATGGTCTGGACTGCTATATAGGTGTGGATTTGGGAGCAACAAGCGATTTGACGGCTGTGTCCTTCTTAGTTGTTGATGGCGAAAAATATTACTTCAAAACACATTATTATTTGCCAGAAGCAGCCTTGGAAGAAAAGGCTGATAAAGAACTTTACAAGTTATGAAAACGGTTAGGATTACTAACTGTAACGCCAGGAAATGTAACGGATTATGATTATATAACTACTGATATTCTGAAATACAGTGATATAGTCAATATAATATCCGTTAGTTATGACAAATTCAATGCTACCCAATGGGCTATCAATGCTACAGAACAGGGATTGCCATTAGAAGAATATCCACAAACTTTAGGCAATTTCAACAGACCTACCAAAGAACTGGAAAGGCTTATATTGTCAGGAAAAGCGGTAATAGACAATAATGACATTACTAGGAACTGTTTTAGGAATGTAGTACTGAAAGCTGACTATTGCGGCAATGTAAAGCCGGTGAAATCACAGGATAAAAAGAAAATTGATGGTGTGATTGCTATGATACAAGCATTAGGCGGTTATCTGCTGACACCACATTATACCAATACAATATTTACGATATAAAACCTTAATTGATGGGATTTTTTGATTTATTTAAAAAGAAGAAGCCACAAGAAGAAAGAAGTTATACGCCTTATGGACTGAGCAGTCTGGTATATAATACCAATTCCAGCTATAGGACTGACAAATCTATGCTACTTTCTACTGTTTACAGGTGTGTAGATGTAATTGGCGATTCAGTGGCACAATTACCATTAGAACCATATAAGATTGACAAGGACGGATATAAAAGAAAGTATCTGGAACATCCTACTTACTACCTACTGAATAAAGAGCCAAACAGCCAAATGAGCAGATTTACTTTTATGAAAACATTGATTACTTCTGTCCTTTTAAATGGTAATGGTTACGCCTTAATTGAAAGAGATACCAAAGGTGATGCAGTAAGTTTGAAGCTGATTCCTTCTGAATTGGTTACTATATCAAAAGTTGATCCTTTAAAAAACAAGATAATGTATAATGTTGTAGGCATCAAACAACTAGTAGAACCTGTGAATATGATCCATATACTTAACTTTAGCTATGATGGTATTACAGGAATCAGTACCTTGCAACACGCCAAAAATACTTTAGGACTGGCAACGGACAGTGAAGCACACGCAGAAGGATTCTTCAAAGGTGGTGCAAATCTGGCTGGAATTATCAAAGTACAATCCAGCTTAACGCCAAAACAGCAATTGGATATTAAGGAAAGTTGGCAAAGTACATTCAGCCCTATTACAGGCACACCAAACGGTGTAGCCGTATTACAAGGGAATATGGACTTCCAGCCAATTACAGTTAGCCCTAGTGATGCACAATTATTAGAAACCAGACAATTTAATGTAATTGATATATGCAGGTTCTTTGGGGTATCACCTGTTAAAGCCTTCGACTTATCAAAGAGTAGCTACAGTACGGTAGAAGCAACCCAATTAGCTTTCTTGACTGATACGCTTAGTCCATTACTGGAAAAGATAGAATTGGAATTTGAACGTAAACTATACAAGCCTTCTGAAAAGAACAGTATAGATGTAAGATTTGATACATCTGTATTACTTAGAGCGGATAAAGCCAGTTTAGCTACTTATTACCAGACCTTATTTAATATTGGTGTAGTCAGTCCAAATGAAATAAGAAAGCAATTGGATTTAGAACCTTTGGAAAATGGGGATAAGTCATTTGTACAGGTCAATGTAATGACTTTAGATAATGCAGTTAATAATATTCCATCCAATAACGCTATAGAGAATGATACAGAAAATATATAAAGGCAGTGATATAATGGTTGCACTGGCATTGAAGGATGCAGAGGATACACCCTATAGAATAGGTACTACTAATGAATTTACTATAAGGTTCTTTACTACTGATCCTGATACATATATAGAAGGTACTTATTCTGGTGGTAAATATACAGGAATCATAGCAGAAGAAGATACTGATTACATAGCCTTGAATGCTTTGGATTTAGAAAAGCTGGAAGATGGAGTATTAAGTTATGTGTACCATATCAGGGTTGTTAATACCAGTTTTAAAGACGGATTTTATGACGAAGTAGTAAAAGGGCAAACTAATCTATACTTGAAATCTAAATGCAATTGCTATGTATAAAGTAGAAATGACCAATAATAATAAATATGAATTGGAATTGAAAAGAGCTAATGTAGTAATTGGTTCTGGTGAAACTGTAGAACCTGTTTGGGGTACTATTACAGGTGACATTACCCAACAAAAAGACTTGCAACAGGAACTGGCAGGGATTAAAGAATCAATACCTGATACTACACAAATAAATCAAGACATTAACCATTTAAAAGAAGAAAAGGCTGATAAGTCAGAGATTCCAGATGTGTCTGGACTGATAACAAAAACGGAATTATCTTCTTCTTTAAATGGTAAGGCAGATAAAGCCAATGTATATACAAAAGAAGAAGTGAACCAGAAAATAGATGATGCTATTACAGGTGGTGAAATTGATCTAAGCAATTATTATACTAAAGCAGAAACTTATAGCAGGAAAGAAATAGATGATAAAATACCAAAATTAGAGAGGAAAGACTTTTGAACTAAAATAGACTAACCTATGAAGGAACAACGAAACTGCAACTATGAATTAAGATCTGAATCCAGAACGGTAGAAGGATATGCTTTGGTATTCGATAAGGAATCCAGAGATTTAGGTGGATTCATTGAAATAATAGATCCTTCTTCTTTAGATGGTGTGATTGAGAAATCAGATATATTATGCCTGTTAAATCATAATGAGGATAAAGGGGTATTAGCCAGAAGTAAATTTGGTGTTGGTTCTCTATCTTTACTTGTGGATGAAACAGGATTGAAGTACAGATTTGAAGCACCAGATACCGCACTGGGGAATGAATTGCTGGAAGGGCTTAAAAGAGGTGATATTTCAACTTCATCTTTTGCCTTTACCATTGACAGCGACAAATGGGAAAAGAGAACAGACGGTAAATATCTAAGACGTATTACTAAGTTCAAAGAATTGTTTGATGTTTCCCCTGTGTACAAAGAAGCCTATCCAGATACCAGTGTAGCCTGTAGAAAGATGCAGGAACTGGACACAGAGGAATTAAAGGAATATTATCAAAACCTTAGAGAAGGACTATAATGGACACTTTGACTTTGATAGACCAAAAGGAACAACTAAGAAAAAAGGCAGAGGATTTAATTGCCAATGCTGAAAAGGAAATTAGAAAGTTGAATGATGGTGAAACTATAGAGTTAAACCATCTAAAGGAAGATATTGCAAGTATTGACAGCCAGATAAAAGGTATAGAAGAAGAGAACAAAAGAAATTACAAACCACAAATCAATAAAAAGACTATGGAAAAATTTTCATTGCTTAAAGCTATCAATGACGTAGCTAACAACAGACAGTTAGATGAAAGAGCCTTAGAAGTAGTAGCTGCTGGACAAAATGAAATGAGAAAATCAGGGCAATCTTATTCTGGACAAATTGTATTGCCTATTGAAGAAAGAGCTACAGACGGAGTTATCACAGGGGGGAATGATTATAAAGTAGATACCAACAACGGAGGTAAGGAAAATGTAGCAGAAGATAAATTGGGAATTTTAGAACCGTTAAGAGCTAATTTGGTACTTGTACAGGCTGGTGCTTCTTATATGACTGGCTTAATTGGCAACGTTTCTATTCCTGTTTATTCTGGATCTAATGTCGGCTGAGCTGGTGAAGTTGATGCTGCTTCTAATGGAACTGGCACATTCAGCGAAGTAAACTTAGAGCCTAAAAGACTTACTGCTTATATCGACGTATCTAAACAGTTCCTTATTCAGGATTCAAATAGTGCAGAAGAAATGCTGAAACGAGATATTGTAGCAGCTATTTCAAATAAACTGGAAGCTACTATTTTAGGCAGTGCTGCTGGATCAAATACACAACCTGCTGGTATCTTAAATGGCGTAGCTGCTGATACTGCTGCTGTTACTTATAAAGACATTGTTAAGATGGAATCTGATCTGGAGTCAAAGAATGTAAGAGGTGATATTAAATATATCGTATCTCCATCTGCAAAGGCTGATCTGAAAACTACTGATAAGGGAACTGATACAGGTAAGTATCTTATGGAAGGTAACGAAGTGAACGGTTATCCTGTACTTTGTACTTCTGCTGTATCTGGTAAAGGTGTAATTATGGGTAACTGGTCTGATTATGTAATTGGACAATGGGGAGGTATCGACTTGACCGTAGACCCATATACACAAGCGGCTAATGGTAAGGTAAGACTGGTTATCAATGCTTACTTTGATGCCAAACCCAGACGTGCTGATTCTTTCGTAAAGAAAGTGTTGAAAGCGTAATCTTAACTTATGAATAAGCTATGTATGTAACTTTATGTGAAGCAAAGAAACATCTGTTGGTTGATAATTCATTTAAAGATGATGATGAATACATACTAGCTTTAATAGATATAGCAGAAGATGCTGTTTCAATTAATATAAATATTCCATTGGACAGCATTACAGTAGGTGGTGAATTACCGCCTGCTGTAAAAGCTGCTATACTTTTATTAGTTGGTAACTTATACGCTAACAGAGAACCTGTAGCCTATACTTCTGTAAATAAAGTGCCTTACACTTTTGATTACCTAATTTCCCTGTATAAGAATTATTCCATAAAGTAATGAGAGCAGGATTACTGACCGATCCTGTAACCTTTAGGAAGGCAACCATTACCAAGAATCAATATGGGCAGGAAGAAACGGATTGGATTGATTGCATATCAACAAGAGCAAATGTAAGGTTCAATTCAGGAAGCAGGGTTACAGAAAACAATGAAATCATTAATACCTATACAGTAACATTTACTGTCAGGTGTTATCATAACATAGATGAGTTTATGCGGATTCTTTGGAAGGGTAAAACTTACAGAATCCTATCTATTGAAGAAGATAAAACCAAACTTACTATTATTGGAGAACTGGTTAATGAATAATGTGGATGCAAAGCAAGTCCTACAGATGTTTGCTGCACTGGATAGCAAGAAACAGAAGAAGGCACATAGGACTGCACTTAGAAAAGCTACAGGTATATTGGTTAGAGAAACCAGAAAGAATTTCAGGAAGGTAGTAAAGAATCCCAATGCCAGAAACAGGTGGAACGGAAAAACCTTTTCTTCTGGAATCAAATCTAAGGTCAATAAGGAAGCCACAGAGGGCAAAGTACATATTATGGGAGACTTTAGATTAAAGTTCTTTGAAATGGGAACTAAGACACGTTACAAGAAACGGACTAAGGGCAGACCACCTACAGGTAGTATCAAAGCCTCTTACTTTTTCAAGAAAGCCAGAGAAACCAAAGAATCAGAAATTAGTAATAGTATGAATGACATAATAACCAAATCTATACTAAGGGTAAATGGACAGTTTAAAGGTAGGTAAAGAAATCTATTCTCTTTTAAATGGTAATGATTCTCTTACTGGGGTAGTAGGCAGTAAGATCTACCCTATTATAGTAGAAAAGGAAACTACATATCCATTTATAGTATATAAGAGAAGTAATATTATTCCAGACTATACTAAGGACTTCCATTTCAAGGATGAAGTAATAATTGACATTATATGTGTATCCGATGATTATTCTGAATCCGTTGATATAGCCAGTATGGTAAGGGATATTCTGGAAGATAAAAGATTTGCTGATATAGAAAGCATCAAACTGGAATCTGCTGATGAAGATTTTATAGATGATGCTTATGTACAGACATTAAGTTTTAATTTAACAATAACTAAATAACTATGGGAAAACCTATTAACGGTAGTGATTTGATGTTGTTTCTAAAGAAAACTGGAGATACAGCACCTAAATCTATTGCTTTTGCAACAAACCATTCCCTTTCTATTTCTGCTGAAACAGTGGAAACCAGTTCAAAAGATACTGGCGGGAAATGGGTATCTAAAGCACCTAGAAAACTAAGTTGGACTATGAGTACTGAAAACCTTTACTCTTTAGATGGTGAAGGATCTACTTATGATGACCTTTTTACGCTAATGACTGGCAGGGAGGAAATAGAGGTAGTATTCAGTCTAGAAAAAGATTATGCAGATAAAGCTGATGAAGTCCCTACAGGTGGGTGGACACCAGTAACTACTGGACAGTATAAGGGCAAAGTGGTAATTACCAGTCTGGAACTTAATGCGCCTAATGGAGATAACGCTACATTCACTGCTTCTTTTGAAGGTGTTGGAGCACTGACTAAAGTATCAGCCTAATTTTTAATTTCTAAAGCCTTTATATCTCTGTTATAGAGGTGTAAGGGCTTTTCTTATTTAATAGTTATGATAAAAGAATTAACATTTACACAAGAAGGGAATAATTATACTACATCTTTTAAAGCTGAAAAAAGAGAACTTGCAATTTATATTAAAGTTGATCCAGAAGGAAAAAGAGCAGTAGTAGAACTCTTTACATCTATAGATAATACAGATTTTGCATTTAGAGATTTTTTAATTGATGATTTGGAAGATATGTCAATAGTAACTAGAGAAATAGGAATTTCTGGAATTATAAGAGGGCAGTATATAAAGATAGTTAGTAACTCTCCAGTTCTTAAATGTAAAATATTATATGAAGATTAAAATTAGAAATATAGAATATAACATTAAGTACAGTATTAGGGCAATGTTCGTATTTGAAAAATTGGTAGGCAAATTATTCAAGCTGGAAAGTCTGATGGACTGGTATGTATTTTATTATTCTATGATACTGGCAGGGAATCCAGAATGTACATTGCAGTTTGACGATTTTATAGATGAATGTGATTTGAATCCTGCTTTGGCAATAGATATTCAGAATTACCTTAATGCGCAATTTCAGAAACAAGGACAACTGGAACCATCTAAAGAAGAAGATGCTTCAAAAAAAAAGTAATATCCATTTCAGAACTGTATAGTATCATTGTGGTAGAATGTGGAATCCAGCCAGATTACTTTTTGGATAAAATGCAGTGGTATGAAGTGGATGCCTGTTTAAATGGTCTGGAGAATAAAAACAAGGATAGCTGGGAACAAACTAGATTCCTTAGTTATATCACGGCACAAGTAAACAGCAGCAAGAAACTAAAGCCTACTGATATTCTTTCTTTTAAATGGGATGATCTTAATGAAACGGATAAAGAAACTACAATTACCAATGAAGATATACAGAGATTGAAAGATAAAGCAAGTAGAACCTTAAAACTATTATAATATGGCTGATTTGATTACTAGGTTGCTGCTTAATACACAGCAATTTGATAATAATTTAGGTAAGTCAAGTAAACAAATACAGGGATTCCAGCAGAAGATACAAGGCTTTTCCAGTGGTGCAGTCAGTGCCTTTACTAAGTTCGCAGGGGTGTTGGGTGTGGCTTATGGAGCTACAGAACTGTTACAAAAAGGGCTTAACAGTAATGCTACTTTGCAAGACAAATATAATTCATTGATGAATACAGGAAGCACAGTTACGAATCAATTCTTTTCTGCTATCTACAGTGGTGACTGGACAGTATTCAATGATGGAATATTAAATGCAATTAAGAATGCTAAAGAATATGTCGATACTTATAGGAAGCTACAAAAAACCTTGCAAGTAAACAGTATAAAGTATGAACAGACTGATGCCAGAAAGAACCAACTGGAAGCCATAATAGAAGATAAATCTTTATCCCCAGAGGTACGCAAGAAAGCACAACAAGAATTAGACCGTATTCTTATAATGGGGATTGCTGATATTAGGGAAATGACGGATATAGCGACAAAAGGTCTGGAAAAAATGATAACTAAGGCTGTAGGAGAAGGTAGTAAATATATGAATACAGGCAATGCCCAGAAACTTGTTCTTGATATATACGATGAAAACAGCGACGCAAGAAAAGAACTGGAAAGATACAGGGCTGCTAGGGATGCAGCCAATTCAGGACAATCATTATATCAAATGACAGGCAAAGGAAGTTACAAGGACTGGAGTAGACAAGTGGATTTATATAATTCCTATACGAAGGAAGCCAGAGAAAGAAATGACGAATTGATAAGACTGGCGGATGCCTTGAATGAAGAAGTATTCAATTCATTTACTGATCTGTTTGATAAAATAAATGATCTTAATGACAAGGCTGGAACTTGGGAAAAAGACAGGGCTGGCGCAAGGGATGAAATAGCAGGCATTAAAACCGGTCCTACTGCCAGTAAAAAGGAAATTATTCCCGTTGGTTCTATTATGGAAATACAGGAAAAGATTGCTGACCTTAGAAAGAAGTATGAAAATGCTGCTGATGATGGTACGAGAACAGGACTTCTAAAAGCCATCAAAGAAGCAGAAACAGAACTAAAAATGATAGGGTTAAGGGCTGCTGGGACTTCTTTACTACCAACTGGAGAAATTAATAAGCCTATTGGAAGGAATATTGCAGATGATGTAAAATCTGGATATATAAATATAAAACCTATATCTACAGACACCATTCAGGCTAATTATGATTATGCGGATTCTTTAGGTGCTATAGCATCCATAATGGGATCTGTTACAAATATAACGAATGAAGGTGCTGCTGGTTGGCTGGCTTATGGTGCTAATATCCTTAGTAGTGTTAGTGCTGCTATACCAATGATAACCAGTTTAACCACTGCTTTAACGGCTAAAGCTGCTGCTGAAGCTGCTGGCAGTGCTGCTGCTGTGCCTGTGGTAGGTTGGATCAATGCCGTTGCTGCTATTACGGCTATAATGTCTGCGATGGCTGCTGTACCTAAGTTCGCTGATGGCGGTATTGTTGGCGGTAATTCCTTCATTGGCGACAATATGATAGCCAGAGTAAACAGCGGTGAAATGATCCTAAACAACAAGCAGCAGAAGAACCTGTTTAACCTTTTAGATGGTAAAGGTGGAACTTCTGTTAATGCTGGTGGTGAAGTCAAATTAAGGATAGAAGGCAGGGATTTGGTAGGCGTTATTAATTCCCAAACAAGTAAGACAAGTAAATACAAGTAATATGTACAACCTTATATATACAGTGCCATTTACTAATGTGGATGGCGAAGCGTTGACTGTACAAATACTGGAAGATGGTGGAACTGGTTCACCTGTAGAACTTACAGGTGGAACACCGCCATTTATAGTAGATGTAAATGATGAAGATTTTTTATACACGCCAACCAGATTCAGTGGGGCTACTTTAAAACTGGTTGGAAGTGATTACCTGCAAAGATTGTTTAGTACACAATACCAGAAGTTCAAAGTTAATTTGGTAAAGGCAGGTTCTGTTATCTGGACAGGATTTATTACACCAGAATTATATTCACAGGACTATGATAACAGCCTGTTTGAGCTGGAAATAGAATGTATATCTGCTTTATCCACTTTAGAGTACATAGACTTCAAACAAGAAGGAGCTACCATTTCCTTGCTTGGTATTATTAAAAAGTGCGTTACTGAAAGCAAAGGGGATTTTAGGGCAGTCTACATACCAAACGTCTATACTTCTTCTTTTGATGGTATAACTGTCAGTACTGCCAATTTCATAGACGAAGATGGCAAGGCTATGACTTTAAAAGAATGCTTGGAGGAAGTTTGCAAGTTCCTTAACTGGACTGTAACGGAATATGATGGTTGTATTTATTTTATTGATATTGACTATATAAAGGCTGGTAAAACTAGTTATACCAATATACTTACCAGTACTACTACTACCCTATCTTCTACTATAAATCTAAGGGATATACCATCTAAAGGAAACAGTAACCAATTATCTATATTAGGAGGATACAATAAGGCTATAGTAATTGATAGTGACTATGAAGCGGATAAAGACCGACTATATCCAGAGTTGGAATTTACTTCTGACATCAAACTACAGCACAAAGTACTGGATAAGGATGGATATAAATTCCAAAAAGAATATTATCCTGCTTCTATGTTCAAATTCAATACATTCAAATATAATACTTCAACGGGAAAGTATGAACAGACGAACGAACCTACATTCAGTGCCACAGGAGAACAACACGCTGGTTCTGTAGCCGTACAACAATCCAATTACAAATTGGATGATGTGCCCAATAAATTAAGTTGGGAGAAAATGATTGAAATAAAATGCTATGATAAGGATTTGAGTAATAACCCTATGTTAATTGATAGTTACACAGATTCTGAAATACTAGCCAATTATCCTGTTATTCAGACGGAATCATCTAGTTCTACAATGGTATTTGATGAGAGCATTAAGTTGGCTATTAATTTCCAAATCTATTTTATGCGCGTTTCAACTGATGGATTTGGTGAAATTAATCCAAACAGACCAGCAGAAGAAAGCGGTATGGAAGATAACTTCAATCCAAACAGTATTTATGTATTAGCACGTTTAAGATGTGGCGAATATTGGTATAATGGTACAGGATGGACTACAAATCCTAATAACCATTTTAAAATCTATACAGATGGACAAAGAAATGCTGTAAGATATAATTGGTTAAATGCAAAGAATACAAATGACTTTACTTTAGGAGTCAATGATTTGGAAGGGACGATAATTAATTACGACAGAACGATAATTGGAGACTTGCAATTAACATTGTATCTTCCAAAATTTGAATCTGTTGCTGCTTATGTGTTTATGAAGAATATAAGCATTCAAAGCCAGAAAGTTCGTTTCTCAACAGTAACAACAAGTAATGAAAAGAAAGATACCAAATATGAGAATGTAGTTAATGATGGCTATATTAATGAACTGGATGATATTGAATTTAAGATAACATCAAAGAATGACAGTGAATTATCATTCAGTAAAGCAATTGCAGGCAGTTCCATTCTGGATAAATTGACCAATACAATCTATAACAGCAGTGAGAAGCCAGAAAAGCTACTGATTCAAAGGATCATTAACCAGTACAAACAGCCTAAAATAAAGTTGGTGCAGGTAATAAAACCTGATATTCTGCCTTATTCAAAAGTGACAGACAGTTATTTGTCTGGCAAACAGTTTATATTTACTGGTGGAAGAACCAATTATGAAGATAATAGCATAGAATGTAACCTTATAGAACTAAACTAATATGGATATAACCAGCAACAGAATACCAGCAACACCCAGAAGCAAATACGCCAGATATGGATATGGTAGTAATAATATATCTGTAAGTGGTGGCGGTGGAAACGCCAATATTGATACTTCTAACTTTGTCAAGTTAAAAGGACAGACCAGCCAGTCTATAGAAGGTGCTGTAGCTGCTACTGGAGATATTATAGCCTACCAGACAAATCCAGAAGCTGGAGACTTTCAGTTTCCTATTGCTTCTACTGATGCTTTAGGTACAATCAAAGTAGGTAGCGGACTTAAAATAAATGAAGATGGGATTTTGTCTGTAGATGGTGAAATTGGTGGTGGCGGTGTAAGCAGTTGGGATGATCTTACAGACAAACCTTCTACATTCCCTTCTACTTGGGAACAGGTAACAGGAAAACCCACAGAATTTGCACCGTCTGCACATACACACGTAATGAATGATATTACAGATTTTAATGGAGTTACAATAGATACAGACCAGACTATAACAGGGCAAAAGGCTTTTAGCAAGACAATATTGGGACAGGCAGATGTAGTGGCTTATAGCACTGGCATTAGCAGAGAAATGTTTCCTATTGCCAGTACAACGGCTTTAGGTTGTATCAAAGTTGGAGAGAACTTAACCATTACAGAGGACGGCACACTGAATGCACAGGCTGGAGGCGGTATTACATCTGTTACTTGGAATGACATATTGGATAAGCCTATATTTTCCACAGTAGCCAATTCTGGAAGTTATACGGACTTATTGAATAAACCTTCATTATTTAGTGGCAACTACAATGACTTAACCAATAAACCTACTATTCCAACAAATACCAACCAATTGACTAATGATGCAGGTTATATCACTGGAATCAATTTGTCAATGTGGAATAATGCTGCTACGTCTGTTGGCGATAAGAGAATAGGTAACTCCAGCAATGGAAATTATGTTGATATTGTTGAAGATTTGAGGATTACGCAAAACTGTACATTCAGTAAAACCCCTAAAGTTGGTAGTACCAATGTGGCTTTGGTAACAGATATTCATACACATAGTAATAAAAGCTATCTGGATAACATTAACCAGAATCTTTCAACATCTTCAAACGTACAGCACGCACAAGTAAAGGCTACAGGTGATGTAATAGCCTTTTCTACAGGTAGTGGAACACAATCGCCATTTAAGTATTGGAGACCTTCTGTTAGTAGCGATGGTACATTAAGTTGGACTAACTCGACAAGTGAAACGACACCTGCCAGTGTAAATATTAAAGGTACTAATGGACAAGGGGTAACTTATCAATGGTCTGGAACTTCTTTAAGATTGGGTACTATTAATAGCAGTGGTAGTACTACTTGGGGTAGTTATGTTAATTTGAAAGGTGATAGTGGTAGCGGTTCTGGAAGTTGGAACGGCGGTCAAGTAACAAATGCCATCATTGCACCTAACTTGTGGATTAATACTACTTATTCTAGTAATAGGTTGGCTGTCAATGGTGATTCCTTATTTAGTGGCAATGCAATGGTAAGTAGCAATTTAACTGTCAATGGGCAATTATTGCTAGGTACTTCATCTAGTTCTTACAAGTTAGCCGTTAATGGACAAAGTAATTTCAATGCAGCAGCACATTTTGCAAAGGACAATACAAATACAAGAATATGGGGTAATGCTGTTGATGCTTGGAGTAACACATCAACAGGTAGACCGCGTTTGTGGTTGAATTATTATAAACCAACAGGATGGAGCTATCAAAGTGAATGCTTCATTGGCAATGGCGATGGAGCTGGTACACAAGTAGCAACAATAAATGCAGATGGCAATGGGAAGATTTTAATAAAAAATGGAACTGGAACATTATCAGATTCAAGACTTAAAACAATCTTCAATAAACAGGAAAACATCTTATCCAAAATCCAGAATATAAATGTGTATGATTATACGAGAAATGATGATGAAGATAAGATATTGCGTACTGGAGTACTGGCACAAGAAGTAGCTAAAGTATTTCCTACATTGGCTGTTGCTAATTATGCGGATGAAGTAACGAATGAAAGATATTATACTGTTGATTATGCAACGTTGGGAACGGTTATTGCGGTTGGAGGTTGTAAAGAACTGCACAACATTATTAAGGAACAACAAGTAATGATAAATGAATTGGAATCCAGATTGGCAAGTTTAGAAACCAAAAACCATTTAAAGGATGAAGAAGCTAATTCGGTGGTTAGCCAAAATATTTAAAGCTAATATCACCATAGAAAACATTGTGTATAAAGAAAAGATAGTCTATAAGCCATTGGAAGATGAATTATCTGGAAGTATCTCTTTAGATGGTGATTTGTCTGTGGATGGGAGTATAGAAGCGACAAAAGATATAATATGTTATAAGACTAAAACCAATTAATTATGGCTAAGTTAGGAGCAACAAATATAAGTATAATGGATGTGCGCAATATATTAGGCTATCCATCAACGGACTTAGGTACATTATGTACTTGCAATAATATAAATGTCTGGTCAAAATGGAAACCTATTCATTGTGCCAATACACTTACACTCACTGATGCGTTATTGAAAAATAATAAATATGGCATTAAGATCCTAGAAGCAAACAATCCTGGTGCACTTGTAAATTTGATTAAACAAAATAATAATTTAGGGTATGAGTATGATAAGCCTAAAGGCGGATCGTTCAGCCCTTATAGATTGGGGGATTTTCGTAATTACTACCATAACGCACTATTACCCGTATCATCTTTTTATGGTGATGGAGATGAAATACATATTGGAGGTATAACATCTTCCAATCACGGTAGTTATGAAGCTATTATAGAGGGAATGTTAGTACCTGATTTAGAGCCAGAAGAAAGCGATTATATTTCTAAAGGAATGCTATACGACTTTATAGATAATAGTGGGAATAAGCTACAACTAAAGAAAGGCGTATATTTTACAGATGGGACAAATGATTGCTGGTATAGTGGAAAAGCATATTACTGGACAACGGAATTTCAGCGATTTGGCGGTAAGCAAATTGAAGCCTATGAATTTTATACCAACGCAACACGAACGCCTAATGATATATGGGTGGCAAATGCAAATGATAGGTTTTATGCACTGCCAGAACCTTATCATACTATTTCTGTTGATAAGCAAGTACCAGCAGGAAGCAAAAAGGTTTTAGTAGTATGCCGTCCTACATTATCAACTAATAAACAGTCCGTCTTTTATACTTTGAAATTTTCAGCCATTGGAGAAATATATAGAGGTGGCACAATATCAAATATCCATATCCGTATAGCGAAAGACTTAAAGGGTATAAATGTGATAGATACTAAGAAAATTGCGGATAGCCTGACTATACAAGATGAAACAGAATCATTAACTTACACTGGTACTCTTAGGAATCTTAATGGAGAAACAAGTCTGTATGTACTTGTGTATTATGATAATGTGATACAATGGACAGGAGTACCGTTTATGGAAGTTGATCCACAGACATAATATGACTAAGACAAAAATTAAAACAGAACTGGCTGCTGCTATAATATTGGTAATAGTTGGGTGCTTTCTATTGATAGCAGCAATATATATTCCGCCTATAGGTATAATTCACCCGTCTGTACTGGTGGCTTTTGGAGAGATAGCGGTATTTGCTGGTAGCCTATTTGGGATAGACCTACATTATAGGCTGGAATTTAATAAAATAAAGGCAGAAGTTGGAGCAGATAAGATAGAAGATAAATAATTAGAGCCTGTTTGCCTTTATATGGTGGACAGGCTTTTTTGTGCGTATTTGGAACTAGATCATTTAAAGGAAGAATCAAATTATAAATAATTAAACTTGTATTAGTTAATTAATATATAGGCATTTAATCAACTTTTTAATGTTATTTTATGTATCAAAATACAATATGGTTAATAAATTATAATATTATTAATGATACGATTTATTAAATATTAATAATCAATAATTTTAAAGCGTATATTATCACTATATTGCGATCAATTAATCACAATAATAACACATTATGGCAAATAAAAAATTAGAAAAGAAAGAAGAAAAGATTTTTACACTGGAAGGCAGTGGAAAGATGTTAGCATTTACGAATGTAAATAGGGAAATCAATAAAAGTATAGTCAATTCCAAAAAGAAATCTATTGAAGAATTTGGCTTATTAACACCTATTACTGTAGTAGACGCAAAAGATGTGATAGCTAAAGGAGTTACTGTCTATGATGCTAGCAATCCTAAAGATGTAGTAGATTCAGATAATGCAGATAACTACTTAGTAGTACTGGATGGACAGCATAGATATGCAGCTATTAAAGAACTAAATAAAAAAGATAAGTATTTTGATATTTGGTTAATGTATCCACTTAACAAAGATGTGGCTATTACTACTATGCTGATGGAAATTAATACTACAGCTATGAATTGGAAAAATGACAATTATGTTGATGTATTAGCCAAACTGAGACCTGATGATGAAGGACTGGCATTCATTGATACTTATATGAAGTTAAGGCATAAAAAGACTAAGGAAGGTGAACCATCTGATAACTTACCTAATAGTGGTTATGGCTTATCTGTATTATCAAAGTATCTTACATTAAAGACAGAAATAAATAGGCAATATCTTTATAAGATGGCAAACAACCCCAATAAGAAATTACCTGATGGTGTTAAAGTGGATAGGGCAGAAAAGATAATACAAACTGGATTGGAAGTTGGCTTTACACATATATTCTTATCTAGTAGATTCTTTATTGATTGGATTATTAACTGGGTTCTACAGGAATATTCAGTAGATAAGATACTAGAATGTACTAAAGAATCAATGACACCAGAAAAAGCAAAGAAATTGATGGAAGAATGTAATGCAGATAATTACATAAAACAATTTGATGAAGCAATAGAACTTAAATAACTTAATGCTATGCAGATACCTGATGATTTTAAATTTACCTTCCAAATAAAAGGATTGGAACTAAATTCTTTAGAAGAATTTTATGCTTTGGATAAAGAGACAGTACTAAGTTTTTTTGGCTTCCTTATTGTTGAGAATACACTGGGTGAAGAACTAATTAGAAGAAATATAACAAGTGTTGAAGATGTTCAGGAAGCTATATTTATTAGTAATGGTGGTTTCTTTGCCCAATTGAATGATGAAAAGGTAGCTCAACGAATGACAGAGGATCTAAAGGCTAAATATAAATTGTGGATACATAACACTGATTTATTAGAAGAAGTGTTTATTCCTTATACTAAATTAGATCCTAATAGAATGTATGAAAGAGTACAGAAACATAAAGAAGATGGTACTTTAAATAAATTTTTTCACTAA